TCTTCTTGTTTGTAAATCTCCCTAATATGTTTTTCCCTCTTTGTTTCTTCCTCCAAAAGAACTTCTCTGATTTTTCTTTCTGTATGTCTAAATTCACGATCATCACGCATTTTATCAACAAATGCGTATGATACTCTGTAGAAAGATGCCACATACAAAATACCTGAAATAAATGGATATGCTGGCATCGGAAGAAAAGCTCTATCTTTGATAAGTGATGCTACAGTTGCACCAATTCCTCCAAAAACAGATCCGAAGAACACAGTTGAAACAGGATTTTTAACAATATTAACAGGATCAGTCAAAGCAAAACCATAAGCAAAACTCGCCATCAAAAGTGTTGTCGGGTTCGACAGATGTGTGACGACTCTTTCTTTCATCGTAACCTTTCCAGCAATTTGCTTGATCTGATCAGAATGACCACCAGTTTGTTGTGTTTCCGTATGCATGAAACGACTTCCCATTTGCTTCATATAACCTGACATCTTTGAAAGACCAGCAAATCCATTGGAAATGAACCATTGTTGAGAAAAAGAACGAAACATTTTAATATATCTATTTCAAGTCTCTGTTTCTATTTAGAAGAATATATACAATAAAAAATTAATAACATATTCCAGTTATTTTGTATTATCAATTTTTTAATAAAAAAATTGATAATAGTAGATAGTTGGATCAATAGAAAAACTGACTAACAACAAATAGTGAGTATACTAAGGTAATATATCTTTTATAAATAAAAACAAAATAATAATTATGAACAAAATATTTATATTAATATTTTTATTGATTTCTCTAACATACATTCATCAAGTTTGTGCAAAATTTGATGAATATACAATTGTAAAGAATTCATTTGAACCCGGTAATAGTACTGAGATTATTACAGTTTTCGCTAAATTTACCAATTTGTTTGGTAATGATATAATTTTTGATAGATGCGAAATTATGGGACACCAAATAGAACCAATAAAAGAGATACTTGCTGTTAATGACACGCAAAATTTTGTATTTGAATCATACAAATTGAGTAATGTATTGAGTGGTAACTGTTATTACAACATTACACTACCGGATGGTTCGGTCGAAGTACTCGATATCTTATTGTATTTTAATAGAAAATTTGGATCCGAATGGTACGGGATGAGTAATTCCGAAACAGATGGTTATGATGTTTGTGTTTGTCTTCCTGCATCAGCCAATGTATTATACTACATAATGGAATATAGCGATGACAACCATAATTTATGTTTAAGATTATGCTTCTTCTAATTTTTTTTATCATTTTATTTTATTTTATTTTTTTGTGAGTATAGATTATATTATGAATAGTCAAATCATTACTTCTATTTCCTCTGGAAATCTAAGTGTTATGAACTGTGATTTTTTGAAAAAGAAAATTCTCATTATTGCGAAAAGAGGGTCAGGCAAATCGTTTTTTGTCAATGAAATCATCAAACAAATTAACCAATCTAATCCGATTAATTTTAGCGATATGGTTGTTGTTTCACCGACAGAAAAAATGAATCGGTTTTATTCAGATGTTGTAAGATGTGAAATTTTGTATGATTTAAAAAATATTTCGCTGGTAAGTGATAAAAAATTCATTATTTTAGATGATTGTTTGCACAGTGATTTACGCAAAACGAATGAATATGAAAAACTGGCTGAATTAACAAACCAAAAGGATATTACGTTAATTGTTTGTTTACAATACCCACTCTTCGATAAATATTTGATGAATTTATTTGATTACATTTTATTAGGCAGAGAAGATTTTTTATCGAACATAAAGAGAATCCATGAAAGAATTTATTTAGAGGAATCTCTTCATGAATTTACAGAAATCATGAGAAAATTGGAACTGTACCATTGGCTCATTATCGACAATGGAATAAATAAAGAGATAGTAAAATACAATGAAAATAAAAAAAAGAAAAAACTCGTATCAGAAATAGAAAAAAAAATTAATACAAAAGATATATCACACATAACTTTTTGCACAAATCCATGTTTTATAATTTACAATTTGGATCAGAAAGAAAACACAAAAATTGTTAAAAATATAGTTAAAAATATTGAGGCAGATGTCGACGAAATTATTGTTGTTAATAACATCGGTGAAAATAATTATAGTGATTTCGTTAATAAAGTACACAAACCAGACAGTGAAAATATCATTGAACATTTATTATTCTTGTCGCTCAAAGAACATGAGAAAAAATTACAAAAAAAACGATTATTAATTTTAGAATATTCGCACACCGAACTCGCCAAAAAACACAACGACAAATTAACAGAATTAATGTATAATGGTCGTCATTACAATATAGGATATATTATTGTCGAAAAATGTGTTTTGTCTATAACACCAGAACTGCGTTGTAACATTGATTATCTCATTGCGGGTAATTTTATTGATAAGCCGATATTACAAAAATTATATGATAATTATTTCGGTATGTTGCCTAATTTTTCTATGTTTAGAGAGGCAATAAAATTAAATAAATTGTTTGTAGATAGTAGAATTGCCACTTCAGAATTATCTGAGAAATTGTATTTTATAGAAACAAATGATATAAATATCAATAAGAAATATTCAGGCGATATATATACCTTTGAAGAAAAATATAATATAACAGTATTGAATAAAAATAAAAATAAAAATAACAAAAACTCAAATTCTAGTGGTTCTGATCCTGATTCAGATTCGGACGGCGAATACGATATTAAATATGTTGTGAAATACATGAAGAAATTAGACAAGAAAATGACAAAAATTAATGACAGACTTAAATTACTAAATAATTAAAATAATTGAAATTAAAATAAATTATTTCATTGGATAGATACTTATCAATAAACATTAATAAGTATACACAAACGATTAATAAATAAATTTTTAGACAATGACTGATGTTATTAATGTTGTATTTTGCGGATCAGTTGATTTCGGTAAATCAACGATGATGGGTCACATGTTGAAATTGTTAGGCTATCTCGATGAAAGAGAATTTGATAAGGTATGTATTGACGCTAAAAAAAATGGTATGGAAAAATGGAAATTTGCATATATTCTCGACGTGTTGGATGAGGAAAGGGCTAGAGGTAAAACACATGATTACGTTATTACAGAATTTGATACCAATATTGATAGAATGATTGAGAAGAATGTAAATATTCCCGAATGGCTTAAACAACCCCCGTATAGTAATAGAAAAATAAATTTTATTGATACTCCGGGACATAAACACTTTGTTATGCATATGTTGGAAGGTTCCTGTGATGCTGATGTTGCTGTTCTATTATGTTCGTTGAAACCGGGGGAATTTGAAGCGGGTATGAGTGGTCAGACATTAGAACATTTATATATATTAAGAGGTTTGGGTATTAAACAATTAATTGTTGTCTTTAATAAGATGGATATAATTTCTTGGGATAAAAACGAAATGGATAATAAATTTAATGAATTAAAGAATATTATTAAAAAATTAAAGTTTAGTGATGTTAGAATAGTTGGTACATCTGCATGGGAAGGTATAAATTTAATTAACGATTACACAGATTTTGGACCCAATCTGCTGAAACTAATACTCGACTCAAAGAAAAGAGATCAAGAAGCAATCATACAAATTAAAAAAAATAGGATTGCAGCCCAATTGATATTTTTAGAGGGAAATTATAGCATAATAACAGCAGGATTTAATGCAATTTTACATAACAAGAAAGATTTCTTTGATATTGAAATTGATAAAATAAAAGACAAAAAATTTGTTAAAAAGGGGGACATGGCAACCGTTATTATTACCTTGAAGACTGAAAGGATAATAAATTCTTTGAGCAAGAACATTATATTACGGAAAGATGATACAACAATTGCTGTCGGTATTGTGACACCTATAGAAAATAAAAATCAATAGACAGCAACATTTATTAACTACTAGTATTAACACTAATACTGGTATCGGTATTAGTATCAGTTCTAATTATATCACTAATTGAATTTATTGTCGCCAATTTTAATAATTTTACTTGTTTAAAATTAATTGGTACATCACATCTAAAATGACATCTTTTCTTTTTCTCATCACTTACAAATGCATAACACTGTGCGCACACTATATGGTTACATTGGAATTTTACAAAATAAGATTCTGTATCTGATAAACACGTGGGACACTCAATGGATATATAACCGGCACTGTTTGTATAATTTATGTTGTCCATATTTAGAACAAGCGTACTATTTGTACTATGAGTACAAATATTTGATTCATTAATTACATTAATTCCTATACGTTCACCATAATTATTATTACTATTACTACAACCAGCAATTGTGAAAAATTCTGCATCCCTAAATATATCAACAAGCCTGTGTAATTCATTATCTTTATAGATGTTTTTAATATCTGTCTTTAAATTTTTGACTTTATACGAAATTGTGCCGTCATCCTCAACACTCGATGTATAATCTGGATTTATACTGGAAAACCATGTGACAACGTCTACTCGACTACTATTGCAACATTCTATAAAGAGTTGATCAATTTCTTCATCAAAATCTATTGTTTTATTTCCGTCGAGTTTGGATGTATCATAGAACCACTCGACTAAATTTTTTAAATTACTTCGGCAAGCTTTTTTAAATTCTCTATTTTCGTCGACATTTATGTTTATTTTTTTGTGTAACTCATTGAATGATAATTTATATAACCAATCCACTGTTTCATTTTTATTACGAGTACATGCCAAGGTAAAAGGTTCCTCATTATTTATATTTATATCTATGACTGTATTCCCATCTTCTTTACTCAGATTATATAACCATTCAGCATCTTTTTTATTCCCCATATAACATAACCATCTGAAAGGTATTTCCTGTAACACATGTATATCAATCAAAGTACCTTCCTCTTTGGCAGTTTCGTATAACCATTTGGCCATCTCCATCCATACTTTAGAACAGGCTCGCTCAAATAATGTTTCTCCACCATAATGAAGATTTATTTTGTGTTTAGTTACACCTTCCGAATCTTTTGATAATTTATACAACCACTTTGTTACTTCCAAATGATTACATTGACAACTTTGTTTAAACGAATAGTCATCATCAGAATGTATATCTAATTTTTCATATTTATCGTCATCACTTTCATCATCATTTTTATTTTCATTTTTATTATCGTTTTTGTTATTGTTATTATTTTTGTTATTTTTGTTTTTTTGATTGTTATTTTTTTCGACAGTTTTTGACTTCTCAAAAAGAAATTTAGCAAAATCAAAATAACCAAGTTCACACGCTTGCCTAAATAAGCTATTTATATTTTTATCAATATATGTATCCTCATCTTTGTTGAACGGTGTATTTTCCGCCAACGTTTTTATTAGGTTCTTTATATCCATACAGTCTTTATTATTGTATGATTATTAATGTCATGTAACAGATTATTTGATTTTCATTTTTTTTTATAATAATTTTATAAAATTGAAAATAACACCTATTACATATTAAATTATTATAAAAATGACAATATACAAAACAAACAAATAAAATGGCTGACAAAGTAGAAAAAATTAAGGTATTTCTTCTCGACAAAACCGTTCAAGAAGTTGAAACTACCCGCGAATCGGAGGATTACATTCATGTCGAAACATGTACTTGTTCGATTAGGGAAGTATGTGTCGATGGTGTAGACCAACGTACCACAAAAGATTTTAGAGACAACAGAGCTAATGTTCATACTGTAAATGGTAAAATCACTAACGTTGTCGGATTTTATTAAACGATTTTTTTTATTTTATTTTATTTTATTTTATTTTATTTATGTTTATAAAATTGAAATAAAGTCATATTATAAATTTTGTTAATGATAAGAACAATAAACAAATAAACACACAAATAAATAAATAAATAAAAGAATGGCAGACAGAGCAGACCAAATTAAAACATTTCTTGTCGGTAAAACACTTCAGGAAGTAGAAAATTCACGGGAATCAGAAGAGTATCTTCACATCGAAACATGTGCTCGTTTCATTAGAGAAGTTTGTGTTAATGGTGAACATCAATGCTGTACCATGGATTATCGTGAAGACCGTGTCAACGTTCATACAGAAAATGGTAAAATTACAGTTGTTGCGGGATTTAGTTAATTATAATAAAAAATTGAACTAATAAGACCATATAATCTTCGTATAATTTTCTTTTATTACCATCAAACAGTTCGTATCTTAGTTAATTAATATCAATGAATACATTTCAAACAGTTGGAATTGTATTTTGTGTTCTAACAGCATTGAGTTTATATTTGTCGGTTCACACAATCAACGAAGGATATGTTGGTGTCATTTACCAATTTGGTTCACTATCCGAGAGGATGTTGGAGCCTGGTTTGAATTTAGTTGTACCGTTCATTACATCAGTATATCAGGTACAAATCACTATCCAAACTGATTATATCAAAAATGTTCCTTGTGGAACTAGTAGTGGTGTGACTATTGTATTCGGAACGATTGAAGTAGTTAACCAGTTAAATAAAGCCCACGTGTATGAAACAGTAAAAAATTATACCGTGGATTATGACAAAACACAAATTTTTGATAGAATTACACATGAGATGAATCAGTTTTGTTCTAAACGTTCTCTGCAGCAGGTATATATCGATGAATTTGATACTCTCGACGAAATTCTTATGGAAACATTACAACATTCACTAAATATGTATTCACCTGGTGTTACGATTAGAAATGTTCGTCTGTCAAAACCGTCTGTTCCTGCTGAAGTAGAAAATAACTATAAGAATATTGTTGTGTTCCAAACAGAAATGTTAAAAGCGAAGACGCAACAAGAGAAAGACATGCTTCAAATTAGAACGGAAAATGAAAAAGCACTGGAAAAATTAAATTCTGAACGTGAACAAACACTGGCAAAAATTAAATCTGAACAAGGTAAAAAGTTGGCTGAAATTGAATTAAACAAAAACTATGAGTTAGCACAAACTGAAGCTCTACGCGAAAAAGAAATTGCTAGAATCAAGGGTGAGGAACAACGCAAATTAGCAGAAATTATGATGACAACAGAAGTTAATCAAAAGACTATCGAGAGGGACCTCGCTCACAAGGAAGGTTTAATCAAGGTACAAGAACTGGAAAACCAAATTGATAAATCAAAACGAACTGCTGAAATTGATGTTCGTCATTATGAGAATATGAAATATGCAGAATATCAAAACCAACTACTAACTCCAGGATATGTTGCGATTGAAGTGTCGAAGAGTGTTTCTAATAATACTAAAATCTTTTACGGTGATAAATTGCCACAGTTCTTTAATATTCCCGGATTTAATATGGGATCAGTATTTAATAACTAAATTTTTGCATTTTTTTATATTTTAATAAATTAACTAAAAATAAAATGTTCATCAATAACAATGTTTCCAATTGACAAATACACAGTGATTTTTTTTTTCTTATTTTTCTTCCGATCATCAGGTTTAATATCGATATTTACAGTTATTTGCGATCCTTTTTTGTTATATCTTTCTTCTAATAGAGTCACTATTTTTTCTAGTGGAAACTCAGGATGATCAGTAAATTCGCATGTAACCCATTTCAAATCCACCAATCGATCAACCGGCGAATCAAGTCGTGAATTATAATAATAACTGTTGTGTGTTGCATAAAGTTTTATCTGATCTTCAATTACTTTAAAAATGTTTTGTAAACTAATTTGTCTACCTATTCCAAATAATTTATTCAGTTCATCACTAACAATCGGATCACTATCTTTTTTATTGAAATATAAATTAGCTGCATTTATAAATTCATCGGTGATTGATAGCTCTTTAGCCGGACTCCAGTCCTGATATAAGTATTTATCTGGACCAACAACTGTAGTAATATTTTTTTTGGTAATAAAATTCCATATTTCAATATCCAGATCAGAAATATCATAGGGCTTGTCTTTTGGATTTCCATTGTTAATCAAATAATTGTAATACACTTTTTGTTTCATGACCATTTCTTGTATGATTTTACTACAATCAATATCTCCCGTAATCAAAGCCGAATTATCGAAGAGTTTATTGAATTCTATTTTAAATTGTTTTTTAGTTATTCTTGCTGGTGTTACATTTTCTGGCTCGGCTATTTGGACCTTTTCTGAATAAGGAGGTGGATAAGATTGTTGGGGTTCATGTAGTCTCTGACCCATTTTAAAAAAACTAAACATTTTAAATTAAACCAAATTATATTTTACTTAATAACAAATATATTATGTTTGAATGTTAATTTGTATGGACAGTTATTTGTTTATTCAATTTTTTTTTTAGCAAAAAAAATGAAAATCGTTATGTTTAATGACACCATTAATAAAAGACTTTATTATACTTGTTTTAAACAAAATATTACTGTATTTTGACAATATTTCGTATATTTTTGACTAAATATTTAAATATTCAAATATGATTTTTTCGAGCTATACTGATCCTTACGGAAACACATTTATTAAATTCACTGAAGAACCGGCTATTAATGATTTATGCTCATGCCTAACTATCACTAGTCATTCATGTTCTCCAGATAAGGCAATCATTGTCGTCGGCATCAGTCAGACAATCGTCGATAAGTACAATGCGACCATTAAACAAAAAAATGAGCAATTGAAATTCCAAACAACAGATCCTATGACACATCAACATATTTATTTAATGCGTAACAATGCAAATTGTCCGGAAATGATCAATGGTGAAATTCATGCGTGTGGTATTTCTATTCTTGTAAATTTCGACGGTGAAACATATGCAATCTATCACAAAGATAAAACACGAAATATGTTGACATGTTTAGGAGGGACAGCAACAGTCGAGGAATTTGGCGAACAAATCGATTTATCATACAAAGCTATTGGTGTTCGCGAAGTTATTGAAGAAACTGCGGGATGTGTTCGCATTAATAGTGAAGTGTATGAAACATCTGGTATTATTCTGAATCCGTCATTGAGAAATATCTTGACTGCAAAATTTTCTACACCACTATTTGGTATCAAAGTCTCAGATACTTACAAAGTGTTAGGAGATATCGCTGATCCATGTACAGAGTATTTCAGATTGTTATTCCATGAATCAAATCGTGACAGTCGTGGAAATTATCTCCTCGAATATCTTAATCACAATGAAACACAATATGTTATGGCAATCAAAATGATTACATTCCCAATAAGTATTGGCTGGGATACATATGAACGAGATTTAACAAACATCACAACTAAACTCCTCAAAGTTAAAAATATCATAGTTAATTCAGCCTTTTTAAAAAAACCTACTGATGGACCAATTCCTATTTCAATGGTTTCTCTGTTGGCTAATTATGTTAACTTCGGTATTGAAAATAAGGATATCAGTGTTCAAACAAGTTCATTTGATGATACTACTTTCCTGAGAAAAAATAATTTTCCACCAAGTATCAATGAATTTGAGATTAATATTTAACTAATCTACCTAAAAATAAATAAACACAAATAAAAATAAATAAAATTAATTTATTAATACTCCATTCCATTATCATTATTTTTTCTTTTCAAATTGTCGTCGTTATTGGTGTCATTATATTGGTTTCTTAGTTCCTGTCTCTGATTTTGCATTTGGTTTTGTAACTGATCTCTGCTATGATTTTGTTCTATTTGTTGTATTTGTCCGATTTGTTGCATTTGTTTTAATATTTCCATACTCTTTTGTCTTTCTAGTATTAATCGTCCCCTATCTTTTGATATGTATCCTTTTCCATTTTGTTCCAATTCGTTCATTTCTTTTTGTTCTTTGAATGATAACTTATTTTTAAATTCATTAAGTTTATTAATGTATGATTGGACTCTGTCGTCTTTAGGGAATATAAACCATGATTTTCGCACTTCTTCAATCATAAAATCTAGAATATTTTCTTTATCGGGGAACTCGTCTCGTTCTATAAGAATAGGAAAGATTTTAGTTCCACGTAGTTCTCTAGCCATTATTGAAAATATAGTAGAACAGTATTGAACTTTAAATCCTTTTTCAATCAAAACAAAAAAACATTCTACACTTTCATTCAAAATAATTATACTGAACATATCTATTCCCGAAGAACCCAACTGACACAATGCGGTGGATTCCAACATTTCTCTCAAAATTAAATGTTTGTTGTTGGGAAGAATATTATTATATAATTCATTAAATAGTTTATTCGGATCATTGAATTGTTCATCTGATTGTTGTTTTAGATTATTCATCACTTTAGCGAAACCAGGTATTCCCATCTTAATTATTTTTTCTTTTTAATAATATTAAATGTTGTTAAATATTGTTAAATATTTTTAAATATTGTTAAATATTGTCAAGTATTGACATTAGTACTATTGATAAAATGAAGAAAATTATTGAAACTTGTACACTGTTTTAAAATCAATTTTTTTATTTTACAATATTTTATGTCACATATTATAATTTATTTTTTTAACTAATTATTTTATTAATGTATCTATATAATAAAATATGACTGATTTTCATTATAAATATTTGAAATATAAAGAAAAATACCTTGGTCTTATACAAAAAGGTGGTAACAAAACATATTATATTCCTGTAAAAGAACCTTGGTTTTCGTTTATCTGTAACGGTGATAAAACAATCGAAGGAAGATTAAACAAAGGAATATTCAGTA